AGCCTGTTTGTTGGTGGTCGTAACCATCTCCACCGTTTGCTGATGATGCTGCAGAGCCTGAGCCATTACTTCCTGAACTGCCAGCCACGCTTGTAGTGGAATAGCCATTTGTGCCACCACCACCTGTACCACCTGCACCACCGCCTGAGCCTGTAGAATTAGAGCCACTAGCGCCCACAATAGAACCATTATTAGTAATCGTAATGATTGTTCCTGATGACCAACCTGTGCCTGTGTACATCGCTGCTGTGCCTGCAGAAGTAGAGCCTACAGTAACACCTGAGTTAATAGTTAAAGTAACAGAAGTAGATTTGTCACCACCTGCTGCGATAGCAGATGCACCAATATCATAGTTGTTTACATTAGACGAGATAGTTAAAGCTGTAGCATTAGCTTTACCGTGACCGTGACCCATACCAATAGAACCTGATGCCCTATCAAACAACCCACGTACAGCACTACTACCCATATTGATGGTAGCAGTACCTGAGTTACCTAGTTCTACATTAACTTGGTTTAGGGATATACTTCCTGAACTTGGTAGTGCCATTATTTATTCCGTTGGAGTTTCAGTTACCCAAGGCATACCTTTAGTTGTAACAGGTGTCTTTTTTAATTCTAGTTGTGCCACTAACTCTGCTTCAACATTAGTAAAGTCTTTCGTTGTAGTTGTCGTGTTACCTTCTTCATCTGTTACATCTTCTGATGAATCAAAGCTAGACTTAACCCAGTTGAGTACAGCATCTTCTGTCAGTGCTGAGAACTCAATCAGTGTTGGGCTATCTTCTGTTCTGTTTAAACCAATAGAGCCATAAGCACCTATTGTTTCTTCACCATCTACCGCATCTAATCTGTAATGAACTGCTGTTACTACACCATCTGATACGTTAGATTCTAGGTCACTCACTGACCACGTTATTGTTGCCATTACTTGTTCTCCTTTAATAATTTAACTTCTGCTGATAACTCTTTCACTGCTGCGAATAACACACCGACTAGACCGTTGTAATTTACTGACTTCATACCTTCGTTATTCTCTACAACTAACTCAGGGAATAGAGCTTCTACTTCCTGTGCGATAACACCAACACCATCTTCCTTAGTATCAGTTCTAGTATATGTAACACCTCTGATAGCATCTACTGCGTCTAAAGCATTAGGTACTACGTTGATGTTCTCTTTGATACGTTCATCTGAGTATGCTGTGATGTTACCTGTAGCGTAGATGTTACCTGAGACGTATAGTTTCTCTGAAGGTGATGAAGTTCCAATACCTAAATTGCCAGCCGTGCTTAAAGTCATTTTTGTAGAAGTGCCAATAGCGAATCTTACTTGGTCACTTGTGTAACTACCTATATAAACATTATTATCTCCAGCTACACCTATATATCCAGTTGTAGCGGCATTTCCTATTTTTAAATAAGCAGCCGTTCCTGAAGCACCTGAATCTATATCAAGAATAGACGAAGGCGACGAAGTCCCGATACCCACGTTGCCAGATGAGTCGATACGCATACGTTCTGTGCCATTGGTATAGATATTAACTGGATGATTTGTAGCAGAGCCAATACGGATATCAGAATCTTGAATAGTCTGTATAAACGCTTTTGTTGATTCTGAACCAGAAGTGACTTGAAAATAAGTATGACCAGCACCTTTTACATCAAGTGTGCCAGCAGGACTACTCGTCCCAATACCTACGTTGCCACTATTATCAATAGTCATCGCAGTAGTCCACAAGATAGCTGTGTCTGCTGTGCCTGAAGGTGCTACTCTGAATTGGTGCGTGCCGTCTCTTTGCATATGCTGTGCTGCATAATCAGAGCTTATATAAGCATCTGCGTGTGATGTATTTACATAAACATTATTTGATACCTTTAACGCAGCAGCATTGTCCTGACCAGCAATTGAAGCATCTCGTCCTATCTGTAGTGCCGTATAAGAACTGCTCCAACTGGCAGGAACAACACCAATACCCACGTTGCCAGATGAGTCGATACGCATACTCTCACCACCAACAGTTCTGTCGAAGATTAAGGTGTCGTTTCCTTTTGTCGTAACACGACTAACTTCTCCACCACCACCATTATCTAACAAGAGTTTTGCTGTGTTAGGACTGTCTACTCTAAGGGTTGTATTACTTGTTGAATTGACATCAAGGTTATATGCTGGCGACGAAGTCCCGATACCCACGTTGCCAGATGAGGTGATACGCATACGTTCTGTGTTAGCCGTGGAAAAGGCTAATGTATTATCAGCTGGTCTAAATATTGCAGCTGCGGTAGCTGGGGTTGAAATAGAGCCAGAGAAATCAATATAGCTTGATGATAGGTTTAAGTTATCATTTTGTACAGTCAAACCATCACAAGTAACACTACCAGTAACATTAATACCTGTTGAGGTTGTGGCTAGTTTAGTTGAACCTGCATGATATAACTGAGCGTTACCGCCAGCAGCAAAAGAGGCAAATAAAGATGAATCTGCAGCACTTCGCAGTTGTAGATTGTTGGCAGCATCAATATATAAGTTACCAGTGCCTACATCTTGTATATAACTATTACCACCTATACTATCGTGATATATCTGTAAATCATTACCAGCACCAAACTGTGCCTTATCGTTATCACCTAGAGATAGGTTGCCAGTTAGTGTGCCACCAGATGTCATTAAAGCACCAGCACTAGATACATTAGTTGTATCTGTTACATCGGCACTGGTTTCAATACCATCTAACTTAGTCTTTAAAGTAGTAGTAAAGTTCTTAGCTGTAAGCCCGCCATCTCCTACTGTGTAAGTAGTGTTTGTATCAGTTGAAGATAGTACACCTGAAGCAATGCTTAGATTTGTACCTACCTTTATACCACCTAATACTGAAGCACTTGAAGTAGGTAGTGAGTAGTTCACTGTACCAGCAGCATCCACACCTAGGTTAGTTCTAGCCGTACCTGCACTATTTAAGTCTGATAAGTTATTAGTTTGTAATAAAGCACCTGATAAAGAAGCGTAAGCAGCAACCCAAGCAGAGCCTTCATATACAAACATAGCATCACTGGTAGTATTGAAGTACAAAGTACCTGCTACTAAAGCATTACCATCATTATCTAATGTAGGACCAGAAGATTTCTGTCCTAAATATCTATCATCAAATGAATCAAAAGCAGCTAAAGCTGAATCTCTAGCACTCTCTGCTGCCGATTGAGCAGTTGTAGCACTAGAAGCTGAACTACTAGCACTCGTAGCTGAACCAGAAGCTGCTGTTGCCTGAGTTGTGGCTGTACCTGCTGATGATGTTGCCGATGTAGCTGAACCAGAAGCACTTGTAGCTGAATTTCCAGCATTAGTTTCCGATGTAGCTGCGTTAGTAGCGGATGTACTAGCTTCACTAGCTTTAGTAGTTGCTATTCCAGCCTGAGTAGTGGCGGTAGAAGCAGAACCTGTAGCACTTGTAGCTGAACTTGTAGCTGAAGTTGCCTGTGTAGTAGCGGTAGATGCGCTTCCCGAAGCACTTGTAGCACTTGTAGCTGCTTCACCTGCTTTAGTAGTTGCAATTACTGCTTGAGAGGTAGCGGTTGTAGCACTACCTGAAGCTGATGTAGCACTACCACTGGCGTTTGTTTCTGCTGTTTCAGCGTTTGTCTCTGCTGTTTCAGCGGCAGTTTGAGCTGTTTCAGCTCCTGTCTTAATATCTAGGAATCTTTGTGTGGAGAACTTCTTAGAAGTACCACTGTCATTAATCAGGACTTCCTCAGTACCTGCCATTGTTGCTTTTTCGGTTAATGCTGAAATCTTAATTGAAGGCATTTATTACTCCTATTCTATTACTATGTATGTTGGTAAGCTTTGACTAGATGTTTCAATCATAATACCAAAACCTTCACCAGTAGCTATCTCTGTATCTGGCGTGTATTGAATATCATACTCACCAATCCATTGTTTTCTATTTGCAAGCATTGCAAGAGCTTTAGCTTTACGCCAATAATGCCTAACTATAGGATTAGGTTTACGAGTTAAACTCCGTATCTTACCTCTTCTGTCTATTCTACTTTTAGCCATTACATTCTATACAACATTTCTCTACGCCCTATTGCTTGTCTAGCTTTAAGGGCTACTAATTCATCACGCATCATTTCTGCCATTGGGGAGAAACTTCTAATCACTCTTGAGTCTTTTCTTGGAGCTATCTTACCATCAGTAGGAGTGTCGTAAGTGCTTGATTTAACTGTACTTTTAGAATCACCAGGGGTCTTGGTTGAAGTATGTTTAACTTCATATTTAGTAGATTCAACTTTGCCCTTTTCATTGTTAGCTTTAAGCTGAGAACCTGAATATGAAGGAGCTTTACCACCAGAAGTAACATCCTCATGCTCTTCACCAGTCTCCATCATCTCTTCTAACATTGCCATTAAGTTGTCAATCTCAGTTTCTTCCTCAGGCTCATCTGCAAAAGAAAGAGAATTAGCTTTCATATACTCTTCTTTAGACATCTCTTCATCGTACTTAACGTAAGTCTCATTGAGCATACGACCCCAGATTTCTCTAAGTTTAGATTTAAACCTATCTAACTCAAGACCACCACTCATAGCAGTATCTTGTAATATATCCATATCGCAAGGATGCGGCATTCCACAACTCATTTGATTCTCCTAAGCATAACTTCTACCTCTAGTCTTCATTCTCTTATTCTCTCTAAGATTCCACCTATGTCTGTCAGCTCCAAAGCTTTCATATTTATCACCATATTGGAAATTAGTACAGAATGTCTGTTTAAAGTAAGAAGGTTCTCCGCAGTCAGGACAGACTTGAGGTTCTTCGCGTGTGTTATAAGATACTATAGTCTCATAATCATGTTCATTGTTACATTTATAACTAAATATTGGCATAACTAACCTGTAATTAATTCAAGATAACCCTCTCAACTAGACAAGGGTTACATTTAACTAACTATTACTTAGTAAGTTTAATAGCTACTGAAGCTTCAGAACGTAGTTCCTTAACACCGTAGATAGTATCAGCAGTAAACAAGTCACCTAAGTATTCTTGTTTGTACTGAGTCTGTGTACGCACACCAACTTGCTCTGCAAATACAGCAGCATCACGATGGAACATCAAACCTTCACGGTTTGTTGAGTCGGATGGAGCAGCATTAGTAACGAACACATCGATACCGTAGATTTGACCAATCTTACCAGTCTTGATTGCATCACCATTACCAATGAACTGTTGCTCAGTGAAACGATTGATACCTAACAAGTCATTAGAAGCTACCGGAGGTAGAACTAAAGCACGATTGTCCATAGGAACATCAGCATTATCTAAAGCAAGAATCATCTTACGAAGACCAGCGTCAGTGATTGCACCACCAGCACCTGAAGTCCACGCAGTACCATCAGCTTTAACAAAAGAACCAGCAGTCATAGCATCAAATAAGTCAGTCTCTACTTGAGTAGCTAGCGCGTAACCAGCATCATCAGTGTAGAACTTACGCATTGAAGCAAGTGCTTGAACCTCTGCGATGTCCTCGATTAACTTCGAGTATTCGTAGTGTTTGTTGATTGAAATATCAACGATTGTATTAGTAGGTGCGCTTAATGTAACTTGCGCGCCAGCTGCCTTAACTGAAGCTGAACCACGAGTAGGTTTAGGGATATGAATAGTATCACCCTTCTTACCTTTGTGAGACATCTTTGTAACTAAGTTAGCTAAAACTAAGTTTGATTTATATGCGCCAATAACTTCATCCGACCAGAGTTCAGGGATGAAATTTCCAGCGATTGCAGCGGTAGTATTATTAGTACCTAAAGCCATCTTATTTCTCCTTATTGAGTTTTATATTATTTAACCCTTCCTTCTACATAAGCTGAATGAATCTCATCAGACAAACTTGCGTACCTTGAAGGGTCGCTTACCTGAAGCTGAATTAAATCAGCTCTTCGGTATATCTTTTTACCACCAACCGAGTCACCTGAGGAGCGAGTCTCTGAACTGGTTTGTCGCATTGCCTTCTGTCTAGACTTCTTCTGCTGCGCTTTGACCTCTTGAGTCTTACCAATCATTGATATTTGTTTCCAAGTACCTAATAACTCGTTTGCAGCATTAAAATCATAGTCAGCATCGGCTCTGCGGAACAGCTCGGTACGAATACCACTCTCTCCTACCCACTTTTGAAAGTTACTATCACCAACAACAGCCATAAAATCAGGATGTGTTGACTCAAGTTGAGTTAAGTTAGCTGTTTGGGCTGACTTAACATTACCTTCTCTAGCTTTGACAATCTCTGGATGGTTTTCTATCGCTGAGTTTACTGCCTTAGCAGGGTCATCGTAAAAACTATCCTCGAAACTGACAACTTCTTCTGTCGTTTCAGTAGCTTGACCAGCCTGTGATTGTTCCATCAACTGTTGAATCAACTGTCTTTGTTGTCCAACCTCTTGACCTTGTTTACCTAATACCTTCTCGGCATTTTGGTGCATCCCAATCACATCCTCTAATGTCTTCCCAGCATACTTCTCTGGTGGTGAATATTCTGGTTCTACTTGTACTTCTTGTACTTCTTGCTGAACCTCTTGCTCTACCACAGGAGTTTCTGTTACCTGTTCTACACTTTCAGGAGTGCTATCTACTACTATACTCATTTTCTCGGTCTCCGCCCCGAAGGGTTATGAAGTTATTTTATGATGGGTCTGTTTCCAGGTTATCCATCGCTAGTTTAGTTGCAACTTCTAAGCTTAATAATAAACCTAGTTGTTGTAACTGACCCTTAGCGTGCCAAAGGTCTTGTTCATTCTTCATAGTGTCGACGTCTCGTACACTACGGTCAATGTTCTTTAATTCTTCCATCAGGTCTAACCAACCTTCAGTTTCAAATAAATCTAATCTATCTTTTAGGAATTGCTCATCAGTCTTCACTGATAAGTTCCAGTAATAGGTGTCCTAGCTGCCTTTTCTCTAGCGGTAGCCATATTTAATATAGTCTCTGACTTCAAGTGTTCTACCTCAGGAACATTCCTAGCAGTCTCAGAGTTCTTATTTATAATATCAGCCTTAGTTTTCTCAATAGCCATCATCTCTTTCTGTATCTTAAGAGCTTTCTCTTGATATTTAAGTTCATCTGGAGCTTTCTCTTGTGCTTCCGCATACCATTTAGTAGCTTTAGCAGCTTCTTCATCAGCTTCAGCATTTAACTTCTTAACTTCAGCTTGTAACTTCTGCATCTGAAGCATCATTTGCTGTTGTTGCATCTGCTCTGCTTCTGGATTAGGTTGATTACCTTGCATAAGTTGTTGAACAATCTGGTCTCTATTATGAATAGATGAGTTCTGCATCATTGATAACAAGATAACATTGAAAGCAGGTGAATCTTTAGGAATAGCTTGCAACATTTGCACCATCTGAGTCATTTCTAACTCTTTAGCCATGATTCCCATTGTAGAATATGGAACAAACTTATAATCTGATACAGGGTAACGCTCAACATCAAACTGAATCTTACGCCACATTGATTTATTAATCAAAGGAATAAGGAAAGTGTTCTGGAAATTCATTAATGTACGCTTCTGTCTCTTAATAGAAGCAGACTGTGCCATCGACATACCTGAAGACGTAGCTCTTTCAGCTGTACCGACATCAGAAGAGCCAGTACCCATCTGTATCATGTTTTGAAGTGAGGCAACCTGAGTAAACGTGCTTTGGTCTGTGGTTCCCAAGTCCAATGGCATAAGAGCATCGCGTGGTGAACCATTTGTTAGTATTGTCTTACCAGGTCTAACCTCAAACTTAATACCACGAGGCAGTCGAGTCGCATCTGCTGCCATCATAGGTGTAGTTGTTAGGGCGAGAGAGTCAATTCTTGCTCTCATCTCAGCATCTAGTGCCTTTTGAGGGTTGTAACCTTTCTCACAGACACCTCTACCCCAGAATTTATTAGGAACAATGTCATGTTGGTAACTTATAAACGGTCTATCTACCATCATGAAAGCATTTTCCTCTGCTCTTAGTATGTATTCGCCATTAACTAAAGTAACGACAGCTTCAACAAGCTCATCTTTCTTAGTATATTCAAAATCATCCTTATCAGTCTTAGCTTTAAGGAACCTTTTAGGTACAAGACCCCAGTATTCTGTAATCTTAACTGAATCTGACTCATCTGCCTGTTTAACTTCAGGGTCATAGCCGAATCTAACAGTATCGTAGTCACCATCTAAAGGAACATCACGATAAATACCAGACTTAATACCTTCAACAACATGGTATCTAGGTTTAATAACTTCATGTGCAACACCCAAAGCATCATTAATAGAATTAGCAGAAGGGTCAATTAAAAACTCTTTAGGAGAGATAGGTTCTAGTTTAACATCAATAGATGGGTACTCAGTGAGCTGCCTAGTTGTAGTCATAGTACCTTCAACAGGTTGTTCTACAGGAGAACGCTCTATATTCTGTTCAACAACAATCTTACCAATACCAGTACCATAAATAGCACCATTAAGGAATATCTCACAGACAGCATCTTTAACACCAGTCTTTTCTAGGTCTTCTTGTAGTAGATTACGGACATATTCAGCATCAGTCTTATCTTGGTCTAACATATCGTCTTGAATGTCGAACCATTTACCTCTACCAAAGGTAGCTTCTTCTAATTCTGCAACTGAGGACTCAACTGCCTGTTGTAAAGCAGGGGCAATGATTCTTGATTTCTCGGATTCTCTAGTTCTATCTGATTGTAACCAAATACCACGCCAAAGTCGGTAATACTCATCCCATTGTGTAACATAGTTAATATCTCTATGTGTTCTCCAGCTCTCTAAGCGATATGTCAACCATGAGGCTAAAGCTTGGTATTGAGTTTCCTTGTCATTGAACATAAGTTATTGATTTCTCTAGGAATTTAGGCACAATATATCATAAAGTAAATAGAAATATCAACTAATTTCATTAATAACCTGAAATAACATCCTCAGGTTCCCAATCTTCCTCGAATTGTATGGAGTGAGCGAAGTCTGAAATAGATACTTGGTCTATATAGGACAAGGCATCCAGCAGGTCATCGTGTGATAAACGTGAGGGGAAGTCAAGCATCTGTGAAATGAAGAATCTCCAGTCTTTATCCTCATTAAAGGTGATTTGTTGGTGTTCCATACGACCTTGAAGAGACCAAGTGATACGTTCTGACTTCTTTTTACCGCCATGTCGCAGCTCATCGATATGAACAAAGCGATTAGTAGCCCTCATCTCGTCTTCTAGGTAAGGAAGTATAGCATTCTTCAAAGAACCAGTCTCAATACCCACAGTTGTAGCTTCATTTACAGCTGCAGCCTTTAGTATCTTGGAGGCAGTCTCTTTAATAGACCACCTACCGTGCATAATATCTTTAACCCACCACTTATCTCTATTAATCTTAACAATAGCAATAGCAGTCTCGTCTAACTTAGAGGATTTAAGCCCTCTTTCCTTCTCAGAAGCCTCAAAACCAGCAGGGTCCACAGCAATAACGTAATTACCTTCTTCAGGTTCCTTACCTTGTAAGAACCATTCCTCTTTAAAGATACCACCAGAGAAGGTTTCAAAGGATGCCTCGAACTCTTGTCTAAATGCCATAGATGACATAGCAGCTCTTGCAGATTCTATCTCATCTTCAGGAATATAGGGGTTATCAGTAGAGTTAAAAGAGAAGGCTTCCCAGTCTTCATCTTTCTCAGCATCCATATAAAGGTCATAGAAGTGATTTTTACCAGCAGGTGTACCAATAAACATAGCACCACCTCTTACGTCAGCAAGTGTAGGTCTAATAATCATTTCCCACACATCAGGTCGCATTGAAGCGTACTCATCCATAACAACGTAGGCTAAACCAACACCACGTAGGGTATCGGGTCTATCAGAACCTTTTAAGTAGATTCTTCTACCATTTGTTAGTGTTATTCTAGCAGTATTCTCATACGTGTCTTGAATCAGGTCTCCGCCTAACTCTTTCAACATATTCCACATAATGTCTTTAGATTGTTGGAAGGTAGGACCGATGTAGAAGACATCCTTAGAATCAGACTCTAACGCCTTAAGAAGTAGAATCCAAGCAGCTAATCTAGACTTACCAAAACGTCTTCCAGCAGCAATTACCTTAAATCTAGCCTTTGATTGGAATATCTCTAACTGAGCAGGATGTAGCTCAACATTTAAAGTACCCATCTAGTCTAAGACCTCAGCAATGACCTCATCATCTTTCTTAGTCTTTAATCTCTTAGGTTTATTAACCTTAGCCATCTCTTCTATTTGTTCAGTCGTGCCAACATTAATAGTCAACCCACCTTCACTCTTAGTATGTTTAATCTCAATAGCTTTCTGAGCAGGAACGATTCTATCCATACACATCTTTAAACAATGAACATCACCTTTCAACGCCTTAGCAATGACCACCTCAACAATCTCTTCTCCTCTGGAGCTTAAGAGTTCTCTAGCAAGTTGAGTGTATTTATTAACAGAACCTTTAGGTCTTCCATTAGGGTTAGGGATTTGACCTTTCTTAAAAAGGTGAGGCATAGTCTTTCTTTTATCAACCATCTAGTTATCCTATATAGGGCTAAACATTATAAACATCAATCGAACCACCTAAGTATCTTAAGTAGACTAAAGACGAGGGAGTTACTTCTACTTAAGATACTTAAGTTAACTTAAGTTGTATGAAGTGTTGTGAGGTGTTTTCTCTCACTTTCGTTGATAGCTTTAGAGCCATCCTAGATTCCCTGAAAGGGGATAGGTGATTACTAAAGGTTATCCTCTAAAGGTAATGAAAGTTGTCCGCAGAACTCATGTTTACTTAAGTAGGAACTTAGGTTCGATTGTAGCTGATAAACAAGCTAAAGTAAAGCCGAAACCCGCTTTTCTCACGTAATTAAAGTTATCCACATAGTTATCCACAATTACTTAATTAAATCTATAATTAATTGAATAAACCCAAACCCCTCTCTCATCTACTTATGATAGTTTATTAATAGTCTGGACGTGTCACATGAGCCTCCCCCTAGGTGTTGCTATGACTGATGTAGATACTCGAGTGATTCGAGGTATCGTAGTATCCTTGAGTGTGTGAAGTAATGATAGACAGTCAAACTACCTATACCATTACCTATATTAATTAATATTGAATGAGGTTCAACCCAAGCCAAGGTCTTGTGTTGCCTACGCAAGCCGAGGTCTTGCTACGGATTCAGGCAAGCCCTTCGGTCTTCCTTCATTACCTATGGTTATGATTATGTTTACCTATGGTTATAAACTAATTAACCAGTGGTTATTAACTAACAAACCTATGGTTATCAACTAAGTAAACCACCTTTATATCGAGGACAAGAGTTATCCACAATTGTTCATAACTATCAGAACAACCCCAGCATAACTAAATTCTTAAGCCCCTTTTTAGGGGGCTAAAGACCGCTTACGCTATTTAGTTATCACCGAGGTTGTTTCCGATAGTTACAAACAATTATGGATAACTCTTGTGGTGTGCTTGACTACCTATGTAGGTAACTACTAAAGACATGATGTTGATATTAAAGATTAAAGGATTGTTATTAAGATAAAGCGGAGGTTAAACCTAATGACCCTTAATACTATTAAGTAAGTTGTTGTGTTGAGTTAATAACAAAAGATAAAGAACATCTTTTGTATCCCTTTCTTTGGTACGTGCTGAAATAAATTAAAGTCGAGGAGGTTGACACTTCAATTTATTTAATCAAGTACCAAATAAAGGGTGTCGCTTTTTAAACTAATAGGAAATAGACCAATGATAAAAGACAGAATGATTTTAAAAACTCTAAAAATAGCCATCACTGATGATTTAAACACTATCGATACCTTAACCAAGGTGATAACAAAACCAAGGCGTTTGATGGAATTGGCAACCCTCAAGCAACAACTACAAAGCCAACTTTTAACACTTACGGAGATATAAGAAAATGAAAGACTTTATATTACAATTTGCAAAGATAACACCATCAACAATAAATAAAACAGATGGACAACTACAACGCATGGCAAAACAAGACGAACAACAACAACAACCCAAGACATCGGCTCAGTTAGTCTTTCAAGAAAGGAAAGGAAACTTAATCGATAAACTTTCAAAGGTCAAAGGCGGTGCAAGCCTTGCCAAACTTTGGGAAAATAGATACCACTATATTAGAAGTCAATGCGAACTAGAACAAAACCACAGTGATTTTAATCGCAATGGTTTGGCTATGGTTTACGATAATGTAATCTCCAAGGCGTTAGTTTCTAAAGCGTATCAGATAACCCAAGACGTTGCAAAGAAATGGGATGCAGAAATACACGATTTAAACCATGAGCAAGGCGTGGCAATCTATCCCGCCATTTGGAACGGAGCAGAACACGAAGAAACAACACTCGAAAGTATTTGCCCCCATGCCCCGCAAGACTTAACCCAAGCAGGGCAACCCGAACCTTACGCAGGTACAAGGTTTGAAGATATGTTTTAAACCATAGATAATAAAGCCCCTTAATTGGGGCTTTTTATCGCCCATTTTAAATCGGCTCGCTCACTTCGTTCGCTTCGAGTAAGGTCAAACTAAAGTTTGTCCTAAGATAAAACTAAAGAGCAAGTTTTAAAAACAGCAGAGCATCGGCTCACATAATTCCTTTACTGCCACCCGTTCCCTTGGATGGATTAGTCTGGGCGTTTCGGGGGATGGATTAGTCTGGGATTTTACAATTAATATATATATAGGAGAATACTATGAGAGTATTTGTTTTAACAAGCACATCGGATAAAGATTGGTTAGTAACTACTTCAGTATGTGCTACCTTTGAAGGCATAGTCCGTAGGTTTCATGACTACACTGTTGAAAAGGAACACCCTGCAGAGAGCATAGCCGTAGGTTTATTAGAAGATGGTTACTACTTCCATAATAAAGTAAATGATAAGGGTGTTAAGCACTCTACTTACATATCAATAGAGGAGATTTGAATGAGACCAAGAGACACAGAGTTAGCAGGTAAAGGTAAGACTGAATACTGTTATGTGATGGAGCTTGAGATTAAATACCGAGATGCTATTACATTATTAGGTCTTTCCGCAGAACGAATACACCTTATTAATATTAAGGTAGATTACACAGCCAGTAATAGTGTTGATGCTATTGCTCACATGAGAGCTGATGTAGCTGAAGACATTAAGAATGGTATAGATATTATTAGCTACCAAATCGTAGCATTTGTAGAGGAGGATGTATGAAGTTTAATAAGAAACAAAGAGCTTACTTAGATAAGCTTGTAAAGGAATCGTCAACTAGAATGATACTGAGTGAGAAGTTATTCAGTGTTCATTCTACTGTTGAAGATGATGTAATGAAGTTAGGAAAAGTCTGGGAGAATCAATGGTCTGACTTAGATAGATATGTCAGTGATAAGTTCATTGAGTTTCACGGTGCTAAGATGCAACAATACTATTAATAGGAGAAAGAAGATGTCAACAATTAAAGAAGATGGTACGTCAATGCTAACTGAGTCAGCTGCTCAGGATTATATCAATGAGTTAGAGTCAAAGATAAAGGTGTTAGGTGGAAGTAAAGCTAAGGTACTTGAACGTCTTAATGAGTATCAAGGAGAGAACGGACCTTACTTTCTATTCAAGGATATGTTACTTAAAGCATTAGATGATTATGATGTGATGGACACTATTAAGGATGAGGTATTAGTTGGACTACCTGACCTTGATGATTTAGATTCTAGAATATCTGATGTTGAGTATGAGAATGAGAACAAGCCTGATGACTATGAGATTGTTGATAATGTAGTTGACTCAGTGACGTTTGAATCTAGAGTAGAAGATATTATCACAGATAAACTCAATGAAGTTAAGTTCAAGTTAACTATAGAGGAGGATTAAGATGGGTAGAGTTAAAGAACAAATGATGTGGCGTAGTGAACACGCTACTGATTGGGAGGAAGACTTACCTACGTGGTATCAGTACCATGAGCGAGAGCTAGACCAGATGGTAGGTGAAGTTATTATCTACAACGTAAGCTATGCCTTCAATCAGTTACTGTCTACTGAATATGCTGATGACTTGATTGATATTAGTTACAAGTACGAGAACCCTTACGAGGATGATGGTGGTGAGCCTGAGTTAGTTGAGGCATTAGAGCATTGGATTGTAACAGATTGGTTTGCTCAAGACTTAAAGGAACGAGGTGAATTGGTAGGTGATATGTTAGGTATGACTGTATGGGGTAGACAAACCTCAGGTCAAGCAATCAGTATGGACTACGTGGTTCAGGATATATTAAAAGATATAGTTGAACGGAGGAAAGCTAATGGTTGAATTACCAGAGTTCTTTACACTAGGTGAAGACGGAGTACCATTTACTTGTTGTATCTGTGGCAAAGAAGATAAAGGGTGGGGTAATAACCCTGACCCTGTAACAGATGAGAATGGAAAGTTCTTTAAGGAAGATGACGAGTGTTGCGATGAGTGTAATGATAAGGTAGTGATACCTAAACGATTAGAGGAGATGTTAGGATGATAATCAGTAAAGATATTAAAAGAACAAAGGTAGTCTACCTATGGGATTTGCTAGATGACTATGTAGGTGAGGGTAATACTGAGTTAGATATTCTCAGGGTATTAGATACAGCAGGTAATGTTGTACCTAAAGCTGATGAGTTAGAGATTGTCTATGAGATTACATATACAGTTGATGTTGAGTCAGGTGAGATGACACCTGCACAAGAGAATGACTGGCTCAGGGATGCAGGTTTCTGATGATTACTAACGATGAAGCAATGGATAATGTATGTGAAGCGATAGATATTATAGAACGACTACCTATCTCTGAAAGTAACTTAGGTGCTACTCAAAGATTGAGAGATTTAAGGTGGTGGGTAGAGATACAAGTAGATGGTGATTGGGATAGTGCTGAACGTACACATAAGGAGGAGCGATGACTAAGACTAGACGATACCAGATAGCTAGTGGATGGGTACTGACTGATGAGATACCTGACAATTACTTTGATTGGGATGAGGATAGGCAGGACTATTACCTTAGGCAGCACGTCACTGAAGAGTACCAACACCATAATGCTAAAGGTTTATGGGATGCTATTGAAAGCATGGGAGGTTTTCTGGAGTACACATTAAAGGAGGAGGAGAGTTATGTTAAAGAACGTAAGCATAAGTGAGACTTATAAGAAGTGGTGCGACTGTCATACCTGTATCAAGTTACCTGTTGTTACAGCTGTGATGGTATGTGCTGTAGTTTATTTAATGGAGAACTAATATGAGATGGGATACACTTGAGAGGAATGGATTGTTTGCGACTAAAGATATTCAACAAGCAATACAATATGTAGATGACATAGTACAAACACTACCTGAATCAGATAGGATAACAGCATACACCGCTGCTTATGTTATGTATAATTCAGTGATAGGATACTATGAAACTAATATGATTTGTACAATAAAAGAGGAAAAGAAATGATGGAAGATTTAAAAGCACAATTAATACAGGAAGATATAGCATTGATAAACGGTCTTAATAAAGAGATTAGATTACTAGAATCATTAGTCGATAAACAAGATAAGATTATAGAAATGCAACAAGGTATGCTTGATAAAGTAAGAACCTTATCAACTGAGTGGGGAAAGAAATGAACTTACTAGAGAAAGCACAGCAAGCACCTGAACCAAGCACCTATTCTAAGACACATAAGTGGATAAAGCTAGTGCCTGTTGTTAAGGTGTTAAGGGAGAAGAGATATACTTATAAAGAAATAAGTAAATGGTTAACAGAGGAAGGTGTCAAGTGTACACATTCAGACATAGCTCAAGTTTATCAAAGATATATTAAGGGGAAGTAGATGATTGATTACTTTGAATTACTATTAGGGATGGGTATCTTATACCTAGCGTTCCTTGCATACATAACATTAGGAGATGATTAGATGTTAACTAAAGAAGAAGAGTACCACGCTAAGTACATCACCCTTGCATCTTGGGCATCCGATAGGACTGGTCTGAGTAGTGAGGTGATACAAGATATAGTAGATACAGCTTGGGATAAGAACATGAAGAAAGACTTAGAAGATTACTGTGATAAGTTATACGATGGAGAAGAACTGAATGAAGAATGATTACTACGATGTAGCTATGACTCTTCATGTTGTCATCTCTGTACAAGCTGAGGATGCTGATGCTGCTAAGGAAAAGCTATACTCATTGAATGATTCAGAGGTAGTACAATTACTATCAGAGCAGGTTGATTTTGCAGTAGGGCAATTTGATTCCATCGCTTCACATTAACTGATACAATGGATTCGTTAACTACCTCATACATAGTTAGTCGGGGTCTCCCTACTCTCCTCACAGTTTAGTTGTCCTCGTTAGAATCCTTTAGTATGGGACTTGCTACCCTAAGTAGCTACCTAATTAGTAACACCTATAAACAATAAACCAGGAGTAAGATGTGAGAATAAAACCAGAGGAAGAGTACAACTATCTTGTAAAGAAATCAATACCTTACGCTTTAGGATGGCAAGCCTGTGCTGAAAGTAAAGACGCACTGTCTGCTAGGCGTGAGGTTCATCTAAAAGATAGACTAGAATTTGACCAAGGGTATGGCGATTGCTATGCCAATGGTCAGAGTGAGCCTGATACATTTGATTATGTTGAAGGTATTTAATAAACCAATAGACCCGCAGGGTTTAAATAACAGGAGAAGTATATGCTAGTAGAAGGAACTACTATCTTTCAAACACACTTGACTACACATGATGAGTATCAAGGTCAATCAACAGGTAAGTATTCTATTCAGATTCAACTGGATAGTAAGGATGCTTCAAGGTTAACTAAAGATGGAGTCATCATTAAAGAATATGATGGTGAACCTATCCGTAAGTTTACCAGTCGTTATGACATCGAGGTATTCACAGGTACTAATGAACGCTGGGATAAAGAACTACCTAGTGGAACTAAAGTACGCATTGAGTACATCACTAAGAAGCATCCAACAGCAGGTGAAGTGCCTTATGTTAAACGAGTGCTAGTCTTAGAGATGGGTGAAGGTGGAGACCATGGTGCTGAGGCTGGGTTCTTTGAGGATGAGTCAAACTAGAAATCCCTTGGTAAGCTCACTACTTTCCTAAGGTTTCTTCATAGACCTTGGGAGGTTATAGAACGGTGATGGTCATAGTCGTGTGAGTGTGTGACCACTTAATTATAAAACAATAGAATGAGGATTCAAAATGAGTAAGTTTATTAAACATGAGGCGTGTCCCAAGTGTGGAAGTGAGGATAACGTAGCGGTCTATGATGACCATAAGCATTGCTTTACAGAAGGATGTAACTTCTGGGATGGTAAAGCTACAGCACAAGTATCTACTTCTTATACAAGGAAGATAACAACAAGTGAAGAGCTACCTATCAAAGGTACTTGGGGTGCTATCCCTAAGCGTAGAATCTCTGAAGCTATCTGTAAGCAGTATCAAGTTAGAGTATCTTCAGATGGTGATACTCATTACTATCCTTTCACTGACCAAGCTTGTAGAGTTACAGCTTATAAAGTAAGAGACGTACCTACTAAGAAGTTCCATACGGAAGGTAGCTTCAAAGACACTGGTCTATTTGGTGAGTGTCTCTGGGATAAAGGTGGTAAGTACATCACAGTTACTGAGGGTGAGATAGATGCCTTGTCCCTAGCTGAGGTATTCAATGGTAAGTGGGCGGTATGTTCATTGAAGAATGGCAGCTCCAGTGTAGAGAAGTCTATACAAGGCAGCTATGAGTTCCTTGATTCCTTTGACCATATCGTACTAGCTTTTGATAAGGATGATGCAGGTAAGAAAGCTATTGATAAAGCTATCGCGTTGTTCTCACCAGAGAAGATTAAGATTATGTCTTACCCTGAAGGTTACAAAGACATCAGTGATATGTTACAAGCTGGTCTTGTTAAAGAGATTACTGAATGTTTCTGGAACGCTAAGAGCTGGATGCCTACTGATATCATCGGTGCTACACAACTAAAGGAAACTTGGCTAGAGAGACCAGAGCAAGCCTCGGTTATGTATCCTTGGGTATGTCTTAATGCTAAGACACAGGGGTTTAGACTAGGGGAGCTGGTGACTATTACATCAGGTACTGGTATGGGTAAGTCTTCTGTAGTTAGAGAACTGGAGTACCACCTACTGACACAAACGCCTGACAAGGTTGGAGTGATTCACCTAGAAGAAACTACTGAAAGAACTATCGATGGTCTAGTTGGTATTCATCTTAAGAGACCTTATCACTTAGATGAATGTAGAACTCTAACTAAACGAGAGGTAGCTTCAGATGCTTTCGATGAACTCTTTGAAAGGAAAGATGGAGAAGCTCTAACCTTATACGATGGTAAGGAGTTATCTATTGAGAAGATTGTCAGTCGTATCAGGTTGATGGCTAAGGCTCAGGGTATTAAGTGGATTGTATTAGACCACCTTAACTTGGTAATGTCTGGTGATGCTAAGGGTGATGAGCGTAGGAACATCGATGCTTTAATGACTAAGCTGCGTGAGGTAGTAGTTGAAACTAACATTGGATTGTTTGTAGTGTCTCACTTATCTAGACAACAAGGTACACCACATGAAGAAGGTGGAGCTATCTCATTAAATCATCTAAGAGGTTCACAAGGTATTGCTCAACTATCTAATATAGTTATTGCATTAGAACGTAACCAACAAAGCGAAGACCCTATCGCTAGGAACACAACAACACTTAGGATTCTAAAGAATAGATACACAGGTGAGACAGGGATAACAGGATACCTTCAGTATGATTCAGACACAGCTAGACTGAGGGAGACAACAGCACCAGAGGAGATGTAATGGGAGGAAAAACAACAGCTAAAAACAGTGGCACTGGTAGTCTAAAGGATGCTGTGTTACTAAACTCTAGGGAGTACCGAAGAGCTAAAGCTAGACAGGCAGCTAAAGAGGAGAAGAAGAATGGTAAAGGTAGTATTCGACATAGAAACTAATGGTCTTAATCCATCAGTCATCTGGTGTATTGCTGCCAAGATAGTAGGTAGATGGGATGAACCTACTACCTTCGAGCCTAGTAATGTTAGAGACTTCATACCTTGGTTACAAGATAACAAGGTAGATGTATTAATAGGACATAACATTATCAACTTCGACATACCAGTCATAGAAAGAATACTACACTTTACTTGGTGGGGTGAGATTGAAGATACCTTAGTTCTGTCTAGGTTAGATAGCCCCAGTCGTAAGGGTGGTCATAGTTTAGATGCTTGGGGTGAGAGACTAGGTAATGCTAAGGGTGACTTCGGTAAGAGAGAAGATGCTTGGAGTAACTATAACCAAGAGATGCTTGAGTATTGTATTCAAGATGTCAAGGTTACATACAGTCTATACAACTTACTACTTCAACAGAAGTTATCTAAAGATGCTATAGCTCTGGAGTATAAGGTAGCTAAGATAATCAATCAACAGAAGCTGAATGGTTGGGAGTTTAATACTAGAGATGCTATCACCTTACAAGCAGAACTTAAGTCTGAGATGTTCAAGGCTGAGGATGAGGTAAGAGAAGTCTTTGTACCTTTACCTACTTATGTATCACTTAGCTTTCCAAGTAAACCTTATAAGAAAGATAAGAGTGTAGCAGCCTCATTCCAAAGACAACTAGATGCTCAAGCTTACCTAGACCCTGAACAAGGGTGGGGTAAGATTACCTATCCTGCCTTTAATTTAGGTAGTAGGAAACAGATAGCTAGACATCTTATACATTATGGATGGGAACCAACTGAGTTCACACCAGAAGGTACACCTCAAGTATCAGAGACTATACTAAAGAATGTAGATTTCCCTGAAGGTAAGTTGATAGCTAGGTATTTAATGTTACAAAAGAGACTGGGGTTAGTAGCTTCTTGGATTGAGGCAGCAGGGTTACTAGATAGAATACACTCTTACATCAATCCTATAGGTGCTGTTACTAATAGAATGACACACAGTAAACCTAACCTAGCTCAAGTACCTGCCAGTGGTAGTCCTTATGGTGAGGATTGTAGGAAGTTATTTAAAGTAAGAGATGGTTACAAGTTAGTAGGAATGGATGCGTCAGGTCTAGAGTTAAGGATGTTGGCACACTATATGGATAATGAAGATTACACTAAGGAGGTTGTAGATGGAGATATACACACAGCAAATCAAATGGCTGCAGGACTTGAATCAAGAAATCAGGCAAAGACTTTCATCTATGCTTTCTTGTACGGAGCTGGGGATGGAAAGATTGGAGACATTGTCGGAGGAACAAGTGGCGATGGTAAACGACTTAAGAAAGACTTCCTTGCTAATACGCCAGCACTTAAAGATTTACGAGACAGAGTTACTAAGCTGTCTGAACAAGGCACGATTAAAGGATTAGATGATAGGAAGTTACATATCAGAAGTCCACACGCTGCTCTTAATACATTACTACAATCAGCTGGTGCGATAGTAATGAAGAGAGCCTTAGTAATACTGGATGAGTATGCTAAGAGTTACAAGATTGATTATCGATTCGTAGGGAATATCCACGATGAGATTCAAACAGAAGTAAAAGAAGAACAAGCTGGTCTATTCGGAAGCTTGGCAGTAGGGAGCATTATTGAGGCAGGTACATACTATGAGATGAACTGTCCTCTTGATGCTGAATTTAAAGTAGGAGATACGTGGGCTGAAACTCACTAGGAGTAGTTATGAAGAAGATTGAAGATTTAGTAGATGACATCTATGAGGTGTTAGTTAAGAATGAAGCAGCCGAAGGTGTGGATGTGGATAAGATTGTGGATAACTTTGGTGAGGCTATGAAGAATATCCTTAAGAATCAGGTACTTACGAAGCATGACGATGGTGGACAACTTCGTATGAGTAGCATCGGTAAGCAAGATAGATACCTCTGGTATAGACATAGACAATTCAAGTCTGAGTCTATGACACCAGCAACTCTAATGAAGTTCTTATATGGTCATGCGACTGAAGAACTTGTCTTAGCTCTAGCTTCATTAGCTGGACATGAAGTTACTCATCAGCAACATAAGGCTGAGGTAAATGGAGTCAAAGGTTCTATGGATTGTGTCATTGATGGTATGTTGATTGATGTTAAGACTGCCTCTAGCTTTGGATTTAAGAAGTTCAAGGAAGGGAATGTACGAAACGATGACCCATTCGGTTATCTCGACCAACTACGAGGATACGCAGAGTCACTAGGACATGATGAAGGTGGTTGGTTAGTTATTGATAAAGCAGCAGGACATCTTTGTACTCACTTTGAGAGCTTCAAGTACGATGACCCTATCACTGAGAGGATTGATTACCTTAAGTGTATGGTTGAAGATGATAACATCCCAGAACAATGCTATGATTTAGTACCAGAAGGTAAGTCAGGGAACATGAAGTTAGCTATGGCGTGTAGTTATTGTATCTACAAGCAGCATTGCTTCCCAGATGTTAAGGTATTTGCCTACTCAACTGGACCTAGATTCTTAGCTGTAGTAGAAAACTACCCTAAGGTTCCTGAGATTTATGATTACTTCGAGGAGAAATAGGTTATAGTAAAGTCTTTCGGAGGAGAATAATATGAAAGTAGTGTTTTATGTAGCACCAGTTCCAGCATCAAGAGCAAGAGTAACTAGATGGAGTACCTTCTTTCCTAAGAAGTACACCCAGTTCAAGAAAGATATGGAGATGGCACTCACTAATACTACCTTCATACCATCTACAAAGCTCATATACGCTCAACTAGACTTCTATGTACACATACCAAAGTCTTGGTCTAAGAAGAAGAAATCTCTGAAGAATGGACGATACTGCGACAACAACGCAGACATCGATAATTACATTAAAGCAGTTCTAGATTCTCTTGAGGGTACTTACTACGAGAATGATAAACAAATAGTAATGATTAGAGGTAGAAAGTTCTACTCTGAGACTCCTAGGATTGAATACACTCAGGAGGAATTAGATGAATAAGAAGAAACTATGTGAAGCATTAGCTGAAGATTACGCAGATAGAGTAGCTAGAAGTAAAAGTGGTAGCTACGATGATGCCTACAATCATTACCTAGAAAGATGTAAGAAACGTAGTGAGAAAGAATTACTAGACCAATATAAAACATCTGGTCTAGATTCGTCTGGGTTTATTATCTAATACATTACTTGGTTTTCATCTAGAGAGAACTCAGCGTTGCTTTGTAATCTAGACTCAATAACATCATTAACAATATCTAATCTTTCAGAAAGCATTTGAACTCTACCTGAGTCCTGTGCTTGCTCTGCGAGATTAACCTCTTCATCTAACTTAGCAGCTAATTGTTCTAATTCCGCATCGTCCATATCAAGAGCTTCTTGTTTTAACTTAGTATTAGGACTCTCCATCTCCATAGGTGTAAAGTCACCCTGAGAGTTACGATTACCTTGTAAACCTCTTGTTTGTTTCTTAGCTGCCTTAGCTGCTTTGGCTACGCCTCTTGCAATACCCATAATATTCTCCTGTTATCCACAAATTCCTTTCAATTTAGTCATTAACTGACGTGCCTGTTGTTCATTCATACCAGTATCTTGTGTAATTACATTGATACCTTCATCTATATTCTTATCTTCTTTACTCTCAGTCTTCTTAAACTGGAACATACCTTTATCTTCATCTGACATACCTAGCATAGGAAACTCACTAGCTTCATAATCAGTATCTAACTTATCAGCATCAACATCCGCTTCCATCATAACTCTATCTGAATCAGCATCTTCTAATTGAGCATCAAACTTAGCATCCTCTCTAGCTACATCTTCTTGTACCAATCTATCTCTATCTTCATCAGAGATAGCACCTTCAGATTGACCTAACCAGTCAGGGACATTCTCTAATGATGCTTCTTCTCTAGCTGAGTGTAAGTCTTTTTGCTTTGCAGCTTCTACTGCTGCTTTTATATCAGCCCTACGTTTAGCCCACTTCTTATTAATAGCTTCTTTATTAGTAGCACTTGTTGCATTTGACCTTTCAACTGTTAAAGGATTATCAGTGAACTCACCTTTAAACTTCTCTTGGTCAGCTCTAATCTTAGCAGTTAAGTCCTTATCTTCTTGAGTTAATAAACTACCATCAGCATCTCTATTCCCACTAAGATTACGACCTTGTACAGAGTCTTTTGAGTCAAACGTATGGATTAAAGCATCTTCAGGGTCAGATTCAACGTATGGACCACCTTCTTCATAGGCTTGAATATCAGCTTCGATTTCAGCTTCAGTAGCGTCTTCATCCCAGTATAACTCTTTGGGTAATATCTTAGTTTCAGTCTTCGTAGTAACAGCAGTTTCTAGTATTTTGGCCTCAGCTTCCATACCAGCTTCGATTAACCAATTAATATATGTTTGCCATCTATCAGGTGATAATAGAGTACCCATACCAGCGTGTACTGGTCCAGTAGAGCCTAACTCTTTAGGTGTCATTGATTCAAATCGAGCTAAGTTCTTTTCAAACTCATCCTTGTTAAATGCTTCTTCTTCTTTCTTTGTCCAGTTGTCACCTGTTTGGGGGTTTCTTGATGCCATCTTATTCTCCTACTTAAACCAACTAGACCAATCTAGCTCTTGAACTACTTCTTTAGCATCTGCATCTGACCAAGCATCACCTGTACCCATTTCATGAGTATCCCAGTAAGGGTCATCATTATTAACAGTCCAGAAGTTCTGACCTTCTTGCTTATGATAACCATATTGATTACCCATAGTCTCAGGAACAGTCTCAGGAACCATATCAGGACCTGTAGGTGGGTCTAATGCCTCTTCATCGTACACAGTAAAGTCACCTTGAGCATTACGATTACCTTGGAGACCTCTATTAATAGCACCGCCTACGATAGCTGCAGCTGTAGTACCTGCTGCAACCTTAGTAGCATTCTTCTTAGCTACATTACCAACCATAGTCTTATACTTATCAGTCGTAGCCTTCTTTACTGAAGGTTTAAGTCCTGTGCCAGCTACATTCTTAGAGATAGTACCAGGGTCAATACGTTGACCTACTTTACCACCTTTAGTTAATTGATTAGTTTTAAGAGCAGGTGAAGCGAATAGCTTATTAGCTAACCAAGAAGCTCCTTTCTTAACAGCTTGACCTCTACCACCTAACATACCAGCGAGAGCAGGGTCGATATCTAAACTACCTAGCTTAACTTTGTCAGTATTAACACCTTCATACTCAGCTGTCTTAGAATAATCAGGCTCCCATTCAGATACTATTTCCTCTTCATTCTTAGAATCTATCAACTCCATAGCTGGGTATATATCATAAATCTCTTCTTCTGTCATACCCCATGCTTTACTGGTAGCTGCTAGACCATGCTTATCTAAGTAACCTAGTAGTTCGTCCATTTCTGCATCTGTCATTTCCATCTTAATTCTCCGTTTAATTAATCGTATTTACCAGGTTCACCGTATTGAGGGAAGCCGAAGAAACCAGTGAAGGTTCTTTCTAACTTCTCAGCCCAGCTAAGTTTAGTATCAAACATAGGTTTAGTAACAATAGGTACAGCTTTACCCAGTATCCACTTAGGATAATGGTAAGTACCATCAGGGTCAACGATAGCAGGACCCATTGGGAATCCTTTCTTCATTGAGAACCATTGTTTATTAAACATACCTTCCATGATAGTTTTAGGTACTACAGAACCTTTATTTAATAACGTATGAGCAGGGTGTTGAACCCAGTGAATAGGTTCAGCAATCTGTTTAGAGATTACCATCGACTCTCCACCGCCTAGTTGAAGCTTACCTGACTGTTCACCAAACCAGAAGTCTTGTAAGTTCTCCATTGTAGGTTGTTCATCGCTGAACGCTTCAGTCATTGCATACCACATACCAGAGGTAACAACACCAGCTCTAGCAGAGTAAGCAGCATACATCCTAAATGAAGAAGCTAACTCTTTACCTTCTTTAGATTGCCAAGCTGCGTTATCACCTCTATGAAATGATTTAAGAAAACCTTCAGTATAGTTCTTAGCAGTAGTAAATGTCTTACCTACAATCCTTATATTAGATACAGTCCAGTCAGGTGCAAACAAACCAAGGTTTAACCACCTACGTTTATTAACAGGAAGTATAGAAGCTAAAGCATCAGCTGTCTTACCTCTAAGACTATCAGGATTATTAGAAGCGTAGGTGTAAAGCTTAGTAGTAAAGTTATTCCAATCTAGGGAACCGAAGGCATCATTAGCAAACTCAGAAGCTAATCTTCCAGCTACCTCATCTGTATGACCATCTTTCTCAATAAGACGTTTCTTCTTCTGAAGATAAGCAGCTAGTTTAAATCTATCGTGGAAGTATTCCCAAGTTAGATAGTCAATGTTCTTAAACACCTTAGTACCTAAAGCACCCATAGGACCTAATCTTTCTAGAGCTTCTTCCATTGCTTTGAAACCAGGGTTAACTAACTCTTGTTTCTTAATAGCAATAATCTGTAGTCCTTGTCTAATAGCTTCTTCAGCTAGTTCATTAAACTCTCCAGAACCAATCTTAAGGTCAGACCAACTAGCTTCTCTAGTACCTATTGTATTACCATCAGCATCTTTAATTGAGACCTTACCACCTTTGAAACCTTTAACTATCCCAGAAGGACCTAAGGCATAGGCAGCTGATAACATCAAAGCTTGAGCATGGAATAAAGAACCAAATACAAACAATCTCTTAAGACCGTTATTAAGCTTTAGGATACTTTCTTTGACATCTTCCATACCACCTCTTCTCAAGGTAGCGAACTGGTCATCGATTAAGTTCTTAATATCTGTATGTGCAACATAGCCTTGTAATGAAGGATGGTCAAACCCTACATACTTCAAAGCTTCTTGGTCAGTCAAACCTCCGTTTTCTTTATCTGTCTTTCTAAGACTCTTGAATACTTCTTCAGACATCAAAGCAGGTAACTTTCTACCAGACGTATCTAAGTTAAGGTCAAACAATGAATTGATTAAGTTCTTACCATAGATAGTTCTAGTCATAGCTTGAGTGTATAACTCTAAAGCTCTAACTGGACTGGTGATGACATTCTTATCAGAATACTTATTATCAATAGCTTCTAAAGTCTCCATCATAGTACGTTGAATACCACTCTTAGAAGGTTTAAGGTAAATAGCTACTAGCTCTTGTAATGTATCTTCATCAATGTCTTTATTAAAGATATGAGGGAAGTAATTCTGTAAGAAAGCACCTTGCTTATCCTTCTTAAACTTATGAAACTTTAACTGAGTAACGTCACCTTTAGATTTAATCACACCAGAGAGGACAGCTTCCTTACCTATAATGTCTAGCATTGCTTTGACTTTATCTCTTACTTCAATCTCAGCCTTATTTAAACCTTTGATGGAATCTGTTTCGATAGCAGTAATTAAACGTAAACCATCAGCATCGGTAGGAAATACCTCAGCTACTTCTTTCAAGACTACTTGCATCTGGAACTCTAATATCTTAGACTCATTAGCAAAGCCTTCAATAGATTTAGATATAGCCATCTTAGCTTTCATCGCAGAAGCTTTCAATGATTTAGAATTGATAACTTTAGGACCTAAGCCCATTGCAGCTATACCTAGTACAGTACCGAAGAACTCATTCTCTCCAGTATCAGCTAAACCATATCCAGCTAAACCACCAGCAGCCATAGCTGTCTTAGGGTTAGCTCTGATAGTGCTACCTACAGCTTCCATTACACCAGGTTCTTTAGGTGTTAGTGGTTCTTCTTCTATAGGTGTTTTAGCTACGTTCTGTCTTCTAATACTTTCAAACTCTGCTTCTTCTGGAGTAAGTATAGGAGCTTCATCGAGCTTCCTAGGTTGTACAAAGTCGTTATCAATTCTGTTTAACTCAGCTAAAGCTGTAGCAAAAGCTCTATCGTTTAATTCCGATTCTGTTAATTGCTCACCCTTGAATCTAGCTTTAATACGTTCTACTTCTTTAGCCTTCTCTTCCGCTATCCTCATAAAACGATAAGCATCTTTATTACGGATAGTAGCGTCTTTACGCATATTAAGCTTAGCTGGCTCTATCCCTCTAAATGGAGTATTGTTTTTAATAGCTTCATCTAGCTCTTTCATTAACTGTCTATGTTCAAGCTCTAGTTTAAACTCATCAATTTGAGTCTTAATTCTACCTTCTAGGTCAGAAGTAGTTACTAAAGCAGGACCAGTACCTTCTCTCTTACCTTTGATAATCTCTATGTCATGCTGAATATCAGTAAGAATAGAAGACTCTTGAGCTTGAGCTGAGATTCTATCATTATCAGCTTCATCAGCAGCTTTTCTAATAAGGTCTATCTTTTCTACAGCATCTAGACGTGAAGCTTTACTTGCTCTCTCAGCTTTAGATACTTTTCTTAAAGTACCCGCACCTAAACCAGCAACAGCTTCAGTTGATGCTACTCCTCCACCTGCTGTAGCCCCAGCTAATCTTGTTTTAGTTTTAGTGGCAGTAGCTGCACCAGGGATGAGAGGATGTCTAGGTATTATCTTTCCTTTAGGAGCAGGTGGACCCATCTCTTTAGGTCTACCTTTATACATTAAACCGAGACCACCTAATACACCAAAAGCTCCACCGAACTTAGCTCCAGCCCATACAGCATCACCTTTAACATCTCCTTGCTCTAGACCAGTATAGGCAGCTTCATATCCAGCACCTAATGCCATACCAGAACCAACACCAGTAGTTATCTGAGAAAGACCTCTAAGAGCTTTAGACTCAATACCAGCTAACTTAGCACTTACGTTATTAACAATCGTAGATAACTTAAGTCCTTTATGAGCAATCCCTAATAACTTGGCTATACCTAAGAAAGGTAAATCCTTAATAACTTCAGCTGTGATTACACCACCTGTATAGCTAGGATTGTCTTTAAACAGAGCAAGTAAATCAAGTAGTCCTGCTTCCTCATCCCCTTCTACACCCCATCTATCATTAAATGATTTACCTTTATCATCAATAATAGCATCTAAATCACCACCGAAGTTCTCATAAACAAACTCTAAGTCTTCTTCGATAAGGTCTCTACGAGATATCATTTCCTTAATAAGGTCAGCTTCTTGCTGGGTAAAGTCTCTAGTCTCACCAACCTTACGATAAGCTTCTATACGTCTATCTAATTCTTTATGACCATAATCAATAGCATTACGTTGAACAAACCACTCTTTCTGAGAGTCTTCATCTGCAAACTTACTTAACATTAAGCCAAATAAACCTGAAGTAAACCACGCCTCTTGACCTAAATCAGTAGATAAGTTCTGACCTCCAGAGAAACCTTCACCGTAATCAAGCTCAGTAGGTAGGTAAGTAGCTTCTAAGGTACGTTGAGCAGCCATAACCTCAGGGTCATAACCTATATTTCTACTTAAAGGGTCAAAGATATGTTGCATTACTTATTATATTTAGCAGCGTTAATATCAAAGATAGTTGTAGCATCTTTAAGCCAAGGGGCGTTAGCCTCTTCTTCTACCTTAGGTTGCAGTTCTAACAACTGCTTACGCAACGCGTCTTGACGTTTCCTTAGTTCTGTATGAATAATAACATTAGCTGCAGGGTTAGCTGCTGATGCTTTATTTGCCACTTCTTGTAAACTATTAAGCTCCTTAAGAAGTTGATTATATTTATATTGAAAAGTACCTGTTTGTTTTAACTTAGTACCTAGATTGCTTGCATTAAACACATCTTTAGAAGGGACTAGGTTAGAAGATTTCTTACCTGAACGAGAAGCATTAGTGGATACATAAGCTTCACGCTTAACTTTCTCTTCAGCTTTATAAGTTTTTAACCACCCATTCTTTTCTGTGTTCTTCATAGAACCTGATTTAACTAAATCACTAAGGTATTTATTAAGCTCAGATAGAGTAGTGATACCTTTAGGCTGCCCAGGTAAGTACATGTTAGCCCAATCATTAGTCCACTTCTTACCAACATCTAATCTCCACTCTGTTTTAAGAACTGGAGTGTTATACCCTTTAGTGAGTGCTAACTCTTGAGTCTCATAATCCTGATTCTGTTTATTAAGAGTAGCCCATCTATCAGGGTCAATAGCTCTAATCTGGTCTAAAGCAGCTCTACGCCCTTCAGGTGTCTTATAATCAGCACCTTCTAAGATAGCTTGAACACCTTCTTCTTTATTCTGAAGACCAAGCATACCTCTAGCAGCTCCGCCTAGTACATCCATAGAAGGAGCATAATCTTCCTTACTTAAGTAAAACATTCCATCTGGTGTAAATGCCATATTATTCTCCTTTATCGTGGAACGGGAACACCGCCTACCATTCTAGTAGGAACATAAGCTCCCCCTCCAAACATTCCTGGTTGTACTACTCTACCGCTATAACCACCTTGGCTAAATGGAGTAGCTGTAGGTTGCATTAAGTTCTTAAACTGGTCAGCATAACCTAAGTATTTATTAGCTTGTGAAGCACCTCTAGCTTGAGCAGCTTGTCCTGATAACTCAGCAGCTGTACCAGCAATAGAACTAAGACCAGTACCAATACCTCTACCTGTCTCAGCATACTTCTGAGGTAACTGACCGATAGTTTCAGCCATACCTAAAGAACTTGCTTTTCTACCTCTGTAGGTATCAATCATACTTTGAGCTTTATCTATCCCAGTGTACCTAGCCTCTAAGTCTTGCATAGCTTGAGCTTTATGAAGAGCTTCTGATTGACTAGCTCCCCCAGTAGAACCTAGCATACCTTGACCTAATAATCTATTCTCTAAAGCTAGTCTGTCTTTCTCTTGCTGAGGAGACATTAACTCTTTCTGCATCTCATAATACTTCTGAGCTGCTTCGGTAGGGTCTCCTTCATATAAACCTATAAACTCTTCTTGAGCATGAGCATCTGCTAAGTAATCTTCATACTGTTCCTCCCAAGGACCTGACATAGCCATATCTAGCTTACGCCCTGCCTCATCGAAAGTAGCTTGACCAAAAGAACCCTCAACATCCCAAGGTAATGTCCTTTGATAAGCTAACTCAGCCTGTCTTTCAGCAGAGGTACTTGCAGCATCTTGAGCTGATGATGCTTTATTCTGACCTCTTAAACTTATAAAACCACCTACCGCACTTCCGATATCAGGCATCTTTCACCTCCTGCTTTAATTCTTTAATAGTTTCGATGTAACTTCTCCAAATACTTACTGACATATCTCTACCCCACTCTCGTCCACCTATTAAGGTAGAACATAAAACAAACAGTTGGTAAAGCTCAGCTCTTAATACATAAGCTTTCTCAACATCATTAACTTTCTTCTCTTTCTCAAACACATTAGCTGTGTGCCACTTGAGTATTATAGTATTCATCATAGGTGCTAAGTCTCTATGGTTCACAGCATAGAAAGGGTTTAAAGGCATATCTACCATTAAGAAGGTAAACACATCATTAATATCTTCATCCTCAATCTCTGTATCTTTATCAATTAAATCATCCCACAAGTGAATAGCTTTAACCATATCTAAGCAGAACACTATAGCGTTACTATTACCTTGTAACCAGTAGTTTAGGTTATCTTTAAATATAGGTAACTGAATATCTAAGTCCTTCATTAAGCTGTACGTTTCCACATATAAACAGCGATATATGGAGGCATATTGTTATGAGCCACGCCTCCTCCTGTTGAAGTTGTTGAGCTTGTAGTTAAAGGCATCCTATCATCCAAACTAACTGGACCTGAGACCCCTGTTCCTAAATGAGCATCATAACTATGAGTGTGTGCTGGCATTTCTGCTTCAGTTAATGTATGAGTCTTAGCACCGCCCGTCTCTTCTACAGTATCAAAGTCTGTATCACTAGAGTCTAAACCAATCAACATCTTACCTGCTGCAAAGGAAACCCAAGTTGTACCACCTACTATCGCTACGACTGCTGCTGAATCTGCATAAGCAGTTACAGTTGTAAATATAGAGCCTATTGGGTAGGCAGATGGGGAGATAGCATCAGTAGCTGTCTTAACAAAAGCTGTTGTCGCTACCTGTGTGGTATTAGTACCAGCTACTGCTGTATTAGCACTAAATGATTCAGAAGCCGAACCATTAAGGTCTGCTTTAGTATTAACTGCTGTCTGTACCGCTGAGAACTCAGTATTAAAGTCTGAACCTGAAATTACCTTAGCTGGGTCTGAATCTGATAAAGCATCCTTACCACTCCAACCTACTGCTATCGTATAATTACTCATCGTATTTTCCCTCTTTTAAATAATAAAGTCATAGCTTGTAATGAAGCTACATAACCATTAGTCTCAGCACTCATCTCAACCTGTAAATGTTTAGCACTACCTGTTAACGGTATGTTGTATTCTTTTAAACCATATAAAGGAGTGTACTTGACTGCTCCATATAAAGAAGTAGAAGCTCCAAATAAAGCTACAGTCCCTGTAGTAGTAGGATTTAATAAGAAAGTATGCGTCTTAGAAGGTACAACATTAAAGTCTTTATACCACTTAACACCTACTGATGTTCCAGACCCTCCATTGATAATAGCCTTTAGTTTCTTTAATAAAGAAGCCCCTACTGAATCACCTAAATTAATCCAAATAGTCTTAAAACTACCAGTATAAGAAGAAGATGTATAAGTACCACCACTCACATAATCTTTATCAAAGTAGCCCTCATAAGCAGCAATCGAACCTACCTGCTGTCCTACTAGAAAACCCTTAGACTCTGTGTAAGCTAAACTTGCGGGTTCTCTATCTGAATCAAATGTCCAAGTTGTAATCCTAGGTACTTTATTAGGTGTAAGGTGTTTCATATCAAACACGTAAGTAATGTTAAGAGTAATAAAAGACATAACATACACACCTTCATTCTCTACATAAACACCCTTAACAGCAGAGCTTTGTGAGATATTTCTAATTAATGTATCTTTTATATTCACCGAGTATTCAGTTAATGGTACTTTATCTAACTCAGTTGTTCTGTTTAAAGACCTAAGTCCAGTATCAGATAGGAATAATAAATCATCACCTACAGCTATAACTGTATCTCTTGAAGTACAACCGACACCTCTAATAACCTCTGTCAATGACATTGATGATGGGTCTGTTACATCTTTATAAATAGCAATATTATGTTTACCGAAGATAACTAACTGACCATAAAAAGGAGCGATAGCTACAATCTCATCTGTACCCCATACAGTTTTTAAATCAACTGAACCGGAAGAACCTCCTGCCCATGTATCTCCAAGTAAAGTATCTGAGTAGTAAACTACATCTTTCTCTTCAGCGACACCACCTACCCAGTTTCTACCGTAGTAACCCATTCCACAACTAGGGTCGAATGTAGTTACACCTGTCGGCTTATTAGTAGTGACTGCCCATGTAGAAGATGTATATTTAATAGGTGGATTACCAGTTTGGAATCCGTATAAACCTTTATTAAAGTTCACGAACTGCCAGTCAGAAGCTGTGCCTGCTGTAAAAGAACCAGTCCAAGGAACATCAGGGGTTGTAAAGTCAACTGTATAAATCTTAGTACCTACACCTGCAAATATCTTATTAGTAGAGACATCTTTGTGTTCTACAATAGAACCTATCTTAGCAGTTGTTTTTAGTATATTCTGTTTTAAACCTTTCCTAAAGGAGATACGACCTGATTCTCTAAGGATGATATTGTCAGCATTTGTTAACCAACTAGAATCTAATGTAGCTGGGTTAGATTGAGTATTAAGACCATTAATACCAATATCGTTAAGAGGTTTATATGAGAGTTCTTTAGCCATTACTTAACAAACCAATCAGATTCATATTGAGTATTTCCACTATCTAACATAATAGCTTGGTTCAGTGATTCAGATACTTCAGCCGCTACGATACTTGTCTGTGTACCACCGTCTTCACCTCGTTCAGAAATAGCTCTAGCCCAAGCACCTAAGATAACTGGCTTCTCAGGTATCTTTAATACAGTCGTAGCTGTTTTTAATTCATCTTGGAATTTAACTATGTCAAATGAAATAGTCTGTACTGAATTAGGTTTAGGTTCTAAATCTACTTTGAGATTATTAGAAGAGTCAGCACCATTGAAAGCATAGTACAAAGGTTCACCTGAGTTCTCACTTGGATATAGAGTGGAGTTGATATACTGTCTCGATACTTGTACTAAATTAGCACCAGTAGCTTGATTAATAACATCAATAAGCTTAATCTCTTGACCTGAGGCTAAACTATAGTTCCTAGTTCCAGATATAGTAGCTATGTCTTTAGTCTCTCTTAAGACTAGCCAATCATGATATGATTCTATGTTACGTTTAGAGTCGTTAATCAGTGAGCCAATAACCTTTTGATAGTCAGTTACTGTTGTGCTATCATTGATATTACCCGACCAGTCGGTAGCAATGGTGTCTTCTCTCAACCTGATTAAGACTTCGTTAATAAGCTCTCTAAAGGTCATAAGGTTCTCCGTTTGTTGACATTATAATACAATTTATCTAGTTAAATCAATTAGTTACAACTACAATCACATTTAGGGGGTTCAGGTGCAGCAAACATCATCTGACTTCCTGTTTGAAATGCCTTACCTGGCATCTCCATCATCTGTCCAAAAAAGGCTAAACTTGATACGGTTATCGTAATGCCTACTAAAAACGCTGTTATTGAACATTTATTCATACCTTCATCCTATGATGAACATACACCCATACAGGTATTTGTTCTGTACCTACATTAACCACCATAACCAAGCATATTAACAATAACAATTACTGCGAATATACCGATTACTGCAAGAGTAGTCTTCTTCATTGATTTAATCTTATTAATTAGCTCTTCCATCACTCACTCCTTATCTTGTTCAAATACAACTTCTCTGTACTTATTCTTAGCTTCGTTATAACCCCATCTTCTAGTTATAAGTGGAACTAGAACATTAGTGATTAATAGGAAAGCTATAAAACCAACTACCGCCCACACAATTCCTTTCTCAAGTACATACGCTACTGCTTGTTCTTTATTCTCTATCTTATCAATACTAGGCTTATCAGGAATAATTTCATCATAAGCCATTGAGGTAGCTAAGTTTGCTATGGCAGGTATAGGTCCTGCTACAACATACGCGATACCTGTAGTAACACCAGTCTTACCTAAGTTCCTAAACTCAAGTGAGCTGCAACCTGATAAGGTAATCATTAATATTAAGGCAACCTTAACCATTTCTTAACCATAATAGTAATCTTATCAATCCAAGTAGCGTGAATGAATTGTCCTTTATCGTTTCTTGTTAAGTATTTCTTCATATCATCATATAATTAATAGGTAAATTCCAAGGGTCAAAAAGATAAATTCTATAATAACCATCAGTCAGTAACACCCATATCACCTCTCATTAACCTTATCAAATAACTTCTCAATCAAATGTTTAATCTCTTTAATGTCATCGTGGTATTCTGACTTCAATACATATTCCTTTGGCAAAGCACCTATCTGTTTCTCAACACCTTTTAAATCAGCCACTAATGACTTAACTACACCACCAGTTATTGCCGAGATAATCCCTACGAGTGCGAGTACAACATCTGATAATTCCATTCATAATTCCTTAGACAAAGTTATCATCAGACCACTCTAAAGTAATCTCACCTGTTGTTAATATAGTTGGTTCAAATGTAGGGGCTACTTCTGTAAATTCTTCATCTAAACCCTCGGCTACTCCTTTACGCTCAATCCAAGCCTCAACTTCAGCAATAGAAGCATCTACATCTGCTTTAGTAACAGCCCCACATTTAACTTTGATAACTGATGTACCTTGTTCTTCTTGTATTAATGCCATCTCAATATCTGAGTAATCAATAATACCGTCATTGTCAGCATCTCTTTCTGTTGCTTTATAGTGTAGGTACTCATCAGGTTGACCACCACCACCGTGAGTAACATTGCTTCCTGATATCAATTCAACAGTATGTACGACTGATGCCATCGGTTGATTATCAGAGTTAAATGTAACTTCTAACTTATCCTCTGCGGAAAATGTACTACCGCTTGTTCTTCTTGCTTGTATGTTCATAATAATTCCTTAACTAATTTGACCTGTGTTTCCTGTTAATGCTGAACCTGACGAACCATATACATTAGATGCCGAGCCTGCCGAGCCACCTGAACCTGCTGCGTATGAATACCACTGACCTGAGTGTAAGCGTTGACCTGTACTACCACTTGAGCCTAAGTTGCCTCCATTACCTCCATCAGCGCCACCTTCGATACCGCTATGCCAACAACAATAATACCTAGAAACCCATTGACCACCTGCGCCACCTGTAGTAGATGAACCTGATGAACCTGCACTTGATGCGTTGTTACCCCACCAATCATTAGCTGTTGCTACACCTTTCGCACCACCTGAGCCGTTAGAAGCACCACCACCACCACCTGAGCCTGACATCCAACGTCCTTGCCCGTCACTTGAGTAAGAGATGGTTGTACCTCCTGAACCACCACCACCGCCACCGCCACCAAAGGTGGTATATCCTGATGAACCACCTGAGCGTGTTCCTGCTGTAGCGAATATGGTTGATAAGTTAGAGCCTGTTTGTTGGTGGTCGTAACCATCTCCACCGTTTGCTGATGATGCTGCAGAGCCTGAGCCATTACTTCCTGAACTGCCAGCCACGCTTGTAGTG